ATGCTCGTTGGCCAGATAGGCATTGAGGAACTGGACGTCGTGGGTATCGCCGTACTGCGCCAGGGCCAGCTTGCCGGCGACCGCAGAGGCCGCGCCGCAACTGAACTGGACCACGATGCGCGATTCGGGCTTGATGATGTCGACCTGACTGCTCATACGGCGGGTTCCTTTTCGCGAACGTGACGATGCACGGCGCTATGCGTGATGGCGCAGTGATGTCGTTGGGGCTAGAGTTGGAAGGCCCGGCATGGGGCCGGATCAAGGAGGAGAGATGCCTGACTTCAGAATCGTCGAGATCGTGTTCGATGACACCAAGGTCTATTACCGGTATGAGACGGTGGGTGCATCAACAATCGGTGGAGAGCAAACACCTGCTTATCAGCAAGACATCATCCTCAATCATTTTCGGTCTGCCGCAGGCTATCGGGGTTCTCCGACCAAGGTTGAAAGCGCTGCACTTGTTGCATCGAAGGCCGTGGGACGAGTGGTCCAAACTTTGAGCGGATCCAAGGTTCAAGCCAGGTCGACAAAGAACGCTTGGGTAACCAAGGCGCATGCAGATGGTAACTATGAGGTTCTCAACACCCAGAGTCGTTAGGCTGTACGCGACCCGCTAGAAGTACGTCAGCACTCCGTGAACAGGCACTGGACGCCGCCCTGCCTGACAGGGCGGCCCACGAGGCATGGTTGAATCGCCCACAGGGCGGCGTCCGGTGCGTGCTGGAAGAGAAAGCGCCCCGGGTGGGGCGCTGTATCGAGGGTCAGGCCGCAGCCTGTTGCTGCTGGTCGGCGAGTTGCCCGGCGTCGATCCAGACCGCTTGTAGCCAGGCCGGCGTCTTCGCCATCGGTTTCTTGAGCGTGCCGGCGACGATCGCCGAGTCGATTTCCTTGTCCATGGTCACGGCACGCAGCAGTGTCAGGGCCTGACTACGACTCGGCAGGTCCAACACATCGAGGCGATCCAGCAGCGCCAAGCGCAGGCCGGAGATCGTCGCGATGGTCAGGGCCAGCGTCGCGTCGCACCGCCAGCGTTCGGACTCAGACAGCAGGCCGTACAGCCGGCCGCCGAACGTGACGTCGATGTCTGCGCTGATCTGCACGGGCGACCAGCCGGCGGTGCCGGATAGGCGCTGCAGCAGCTCGTTCACCGGTCCGATCGCATCGGCCAGGATCTCCGCTGGGATGCCCGCGGGCGATAGGGCATCGGCCAGGGCGCTCCAGGCGCAGACCTCGGCGTGGAAGCCGGCGGCCTGCTTGATGACGTCCTGGCGCTGCGCGGCGGCGTTGAACGCTTCCTGCAGCGACTGCACCTTGGCCTGCTGCCGATCACGCGCCTGGCGCAGTTCGTTGATCGCCTGTTCGCCGTTGGCGATCGCCTCGGCGCTGGGCGCCTGGGCGGTTTCGGCTTCCAGGGCGGCGGCCTGCGCGGCGGCGGCCTCGCTCTCCTTCAGGTCCCGCTGGCTGTTGGCGACGGCCCGCTGAGCGCTGGCAAGATACCCGCGGTACTCCTCCAGACGTTTCGCCGCCTCGGGATCGGCAACCTTCGCCGGCGGCTGGTGCGCGACCAACTGGCCGGCCTGCAGGTCCACGGCGCCCTGGCAATGAGGGCAGGTCAGCGGCTGGTGGGCGGGCTCGCCGCTGGCGGCGGCCTCGGCTGCCATCACCTTCTCAGACCATTCGTCCTGATTGGCCTCGTCGGTGGCCAGCTTGTTGCGCCGGCGGTCGGCCAGCGCTGCGGTTTCGCGCAGAGCGGTGATGCGGCTGGCCCGCGCCTGGGCGTCGGCGTGGGCGCGCTTGCTGGAACCCAGGGTCTGCTGGGCTTCATCCAGGTCCTGGGCGGTGGCTCGCAGTTCCGCGCGCGCCGATTCCAGTTCCTCCTCGCTGACGATGACCGGCGGCGCCTCCGGCTCCCACCCGTTCGCCTTGTCGCTGCCGTAGTTCTCGCCGGTGACCGCTTTCCAAGCGCCGCGCGCTTCGCTGGCGTAGGCCTTGGCCTGCTCGGCGGCTGCCGGGAACCCGGAGCGGAGCAGGGGTTTCACCTTTTCGAAGAGCGCCAGGTCCAGGCCTTTGGCTTCCAGCCGCTTGCCGACCTCGGCCGGGCTGGCGCTGGCGCCGGTCAGGTCGAACAGCACCCGGCGGCGTTCCTTGGCATCCAGGCTGGCAAACAGGCTGGCGTCGAGCACGTAGGGCAGGAAGGGCGAGTCGGTGAGGGCAGAGCCCTTGCCGCTGGGCAGCGCGACGCCGCAGGCCTGCACCTCGCCGGATTCGTCCAGCCACTCGACACGGGCCTCGCCCTTCTTGGCGCCCTCGGTGATCAGTTGGCCGATATGCTGCTTCTGCGCAACGCGGCCGGGCTTGCCGGTGAAGGCGTGGCTGATAGCGTCGAGCAGCGAACTCTTGCCGGCGCCGTTGTGGCCGGCCACCAGGAGCACCGGCGCAGAAACATCAAGGGCCGCATGACGCAGCCCTTGGAAGTTGGTGATTTCGAGTTTCGTGATGCGCATGGCTCACTCCAGGTCGAGGGCGATATCCCCCGGCTTCTTGACGACGCGGTAAGTGTTCAACTCGCGGGATTCCTCGTTCTCCTGCTCGAGCACGATGACGCCCTGGTCCAGCAGTTGGAGAACGACGCGCTCGGCTTCCTCGGTGGTGAGGGCGAAGCGCGATTGCAGCCAGGCCGCGTCGAACACGTCCTTTTTGGTGGCGACGCCGATGGCGATCTCGCCCAGGGTGTGGCCGGCGAAGCGCTCGACGGTGAGTTGCGGCAGCTCTTGGAACTCGGCATCCACGACATCATCGTCGGGCTGCTGCTCGCCGCCCCAGGCGCCGTCGACTTCCATGTCGTGGTCGCCGCCGTTCAGGTCCAGCGGGTTCTGGTCCGGATCCGCCTTCACGTCCTTCATGCCGTCGAGGAACTCAGCGGCGCCGCCGATGATCAGCAGGCAGTCCTGGTGCACAGCACCAAAGAGTTGCTCCTGGTTCGGACTGCTGGGGCTCACGGTGAAGACCGCTTTCACCTTGTCCTTGGCGGTGAAGGATTCGAGCTTGCCGTAGACCGTGTCGCGGTCGCCGCCGGCAATGGTGTGAACCGCGACGGTGGCGGCATTCCGTACCTGGCGCTCCAGGCGGTCGATGATGTCCTGCTGCTTGGCCTCGGGAAGCTTCTGCCAGCAGTCCGGCATGATCCGGATTTCCTGGATCAGACCCTGCAGCAAGCTTTTGCCGAGGGTGTCGGCGGTCATGTTCATGAAGTGCGGGTTGTTGCTCATCGGGAAGGGTCCTATTCGTTGGCGATCCGCTCCAACTGCTCGAGTTGGGCGTCGCTGAGGTAGGTGTGGGCGCCGTAGCGCTGGAAGTTGCTGCGGAGGTCGGCCAGGAACTGCTCATCCCAGTCCGTAGCGGCGTTGAGCTCAGCCGCGCCGAGTAGCGCGGCGAACTCCCCGACCTGGCCGTACCGCTCAAGGACAGTGAGGCTGGGCATGGCCGGTTACTCGAGATTGAGCTCGTCGGTGCCGGTGTCCGGCTGCTGGCCCGGGGCGGGTTCGGTGATTTCGCCCGTCTCGGTGTTCACGCCGTCCGGGACCTGGTCCTGAGACTGGTCGTCAACAACGCTGTATTCGCCGGTGAGGATGGACGCGTTGTCCTGGTCCAATCCGGCGTCGGCGCGTTCGTCCAGGGTGACTGCGGTCTGCAACTCGATGCTGACCGGCAGGTACTTGAACAGCCGGCGGATGACGGTCTTCTTGGCCATCTCTTCGTAGTGGGTGACCCAAGGCCCGTTTCCGGATGCCTTGCTGGTGGCGCGTACTTTGTCGACGTCGGCCTTGCTCATGACCTCGAATTGCACGCCGCCGTCCTTCAGCTTGGCCACCGCGTAGACGTGGGTCATGACGCCGCGTTCACCTTCTCCCGGAACGTGCTGGACGTCCTCGTCGAGGCCGTAGCGATAGCTGAACTGGTCGTTCTGGTGCACGGTGCGCGCGGTGAGCGAAACGATCTGGCCGGAGCGCCGGGCAAGGTCAATCATCCCGCGGTAGCCGATGATCAACTGGACGTTCGACAGGCCATCTTTCGCCTTGCCGTTGCCGAACGGCAGCAGGTAGGCATGGCCGAGAGCGTTACCCGGTTCCAGGCCGAGCTGCGCGCATTGCATCACGGCGCCGAGGAAACTCTCCTGATTGCATTTCGCCAGGGCCGGTACTTTGCGGATCTCGGTCAGCGCGATGCGCGCGAGTCGGTCGGCGGTCATGTGCTTCGGAAGCGCCAGGGCCATCTGGGCTTTGATCTTCGGGTCAGTCATCAGGTGGGCCAGCGTTTTCGGCTGGCCATTGTTGGCGACATTGCCGGTCGCGGCGGCTTTCAGGGCGGTTGCGGACATGCTGGGCTCCGGTTACTTGAGGCGGAAAACGCGGGATTCGCTGGTCTTCTTGAACTGCTCGAACAGCGCGGGGTGGGCTTCCTTGAAGGCGGATTGGTCGAAGCGGTTGGTGGTCTGGGACTTCCACGTCAGTACCGACTTGCCGTTGACCGTGAGTTGGGCGTGGTCCTGCATGAAGAGCTTGATGCGCTCCTCTGCGGACTCGATCTCGTACTCCAGGCCCTTGGCCTTGGCTTTCAGTTCGCGCAGGCGGTTGAACACCTCAACGACCTTGCCATCGGCCTCGATGCTGGTTCCGGCGTCACGCTCGAACAGCCGGAGGATGTCGCTGACAGCGGTTGCTTCAGGCGGATCCAGGCGCTGGATGCGTCCCCAGAACTCGACTTCCTTCTCGCGAATCGCCGCGATGGTTTCGTCGTCCCGCTCGACGCGGTACACGCGGAAGTCGTCGCCGCCGATCAGCACGCCGAAGATGCAGACCTGGCGGCCGGTGACCATCAGGCCGTGCATGGCCTGAGCTGTGTAGTGGACTGGAATGGCATCGGTCTGGACCTCGCCCCAGTCCTTTGCCTTGAAGGGACTGACCGTCTTGATCTCGATGTTCTCGCCGCTGGCGGCCTCGGCGTCGATCTCGGCAGCCATGAAGTTGTGCTGCTGGTCGCGGTAGCGGTTGCCGCGGCCGACAATCTCCAGTCCGGTCTCTTCGGCCAGCAGGTCGATGACGTAGGGCTCCATCCGCTGGCCACGGGTGAGAATCTTCTGCTTCGCCGGGTCGACGGGACCGGTGCGCGGCTGGACCTTGTCCAGATACACGTCCAGCGGGGTGCGCCAGGGGCTGATGCCGAGAATGCCGGCGACATCGCTGCCGCCAAGGTACTTGGTGCGGTCGAGCGCGCCGACCGATGCGAGAACTGCAGTCATGGGCTGGCCTCATTTCAGGGTTGGGGTGGTTGTCGCGTGAAGGCGGGGGTTGCGCCGGAAGCGCAGAACGCAGAGGTCGCCGCAGATGTTGGCGAAGAGCGGGTTGTGGTAGCCGTGGCGGTTGGCCAACTCGACGGCCTGGCGGATGCTCTTTCCGGCAAACTCTTCGATATCGTCGAGCTGGTCGTCGATGATCGAGCGAACGGGGCGGGTGGTCATGTGTTCGTGCTCCTGAGTTCTGCCCAGCGCGAATCCGCCGCGGCGTCGAGCCGGCGGCGCATGTCGTCGTAGAGGCGGGTGTCGATGAAGTCCACTGCGTAGGCCAGTTCGATCTGACCGTGAAGGAAGCTCTGCTCGGGGCGCGGGAAGTGGGATCGGCGCATCGCCGTAATGCCTTCCTCGATCATCCGAACCGCGCGCTCATTCGTCCAAGCCATCGTCGTCCTCCTGCTCGGGCTCCGGTTCCGGCTCCGGCTGGTCCCAGAGCGGGTCGACGGCACGGTCGTAAGCGAGTTGCGCGTTGCTGAAAGCCGCGCGGTTGCGGCGCTCGCGGTATGTCCACATCGGGATGCTCTCCGTGGTTCACCTGCATTCGGCAGCACCCAGGCACACGGCAGTCGTGCCCGGTGGGGCGCCGTGGTGGGTGCTCTCGAATGGAGGTTGAAAAAAAGCCCGGCCGGAGCCGGGCGAAGAGGGGGAACGCTGCATGCGCAGCGGGGAGTGATCGGCGCGTGGGCGTCCCCTCTGGCTCCGTCCGCGCCACCAGCCGGCGGCGTTGCTCGTTGGCTCGCCTGCTTACGAGGCAGGTGCCTGACTCGGCTGCCGATCACTCTCCGCTGCGCCCTGGCCGCGCCAGGAGCAGGAAAGAGAAGGGCGCCGCCAAGCGCCCTGTCTCCACTTACATGCACCGCCCTATGTGAAAGCGGTTGGGTACAGGCTCGACCGCATGTTGGCGATCTGCCGTTGGGGCTGGGCTACATGGTGATGTCCTCCATATCGGGGAAGTCCGGCGCCTTGTCGAGGAACCGGATAAGGTGAGGCTGCAGGAGTTCAACGGTGCCTCCGGGGCGCTCAACGACAGCAACGGTGTAGTTGCCCGCCCCAGTCTCGAACTCTTCGAAGTCGACACCCCACTGGTGGAAGAGTGCTTCGCCACTTTCTTCGTAACCCGTGCGCCGACCATTCCTGTCGCACACCACCTTCATAGTCATGACACGTCGCATCGTGCGCTCCTGTTCAGATTGCCGTGCAGGCCCGCAACGCGACCGGCGCCGACTGCCCTTCGATCCAGATAACCGCCGCCCCGCCAAGCGACACGCTGGCCCGGCCGACGGTGCGGGTGCGCTTCGGTTCGGCCCCTCGGTACGGCCGGTACTCGATCAGCGCGGGCGCCGGGTGCTCTCGGTTCCAGGCCTCGACCAGCTCTGCCGGCGGCACCGGACGGACGTTGCCGATCTGCTGGTAGATCTCGGAGCGGTGAATGGCGACGTCGTCCGGAGCAACGATTCCGAGACGCACCTGGTCGCCCTGGCTGCCGAGGACCGTCACGGTGATGTCGTCGCCAATGTGCAGGGTTTCGCCGACTCGGCGAGTGAGGATCAGCATGTGTGCCTCCGTTCAGGATGCTGGGCGCGCGGGCTCAGGCCGGCTCGCAGTGGGAAAGGGCAACGCAACCGGACACGCCAGCGAGCCAGACGACAGCAGTGTGTCCGCCGAGCACCTGGGCTTCGGTTGTCGTCCGGGTGCGCTTCGGCGTTGCGCCGCGATGGAACCGGTAATCGACCTCGGTGCCGGCGGGGTATGCGGAATTCCAGGCAGCAACCGTCGCCGCCGGGTTGGCGTTCTTCTTCATGGCAATGGATCTCCTATGGCCTATTGCCGCACTCCACTGATAGATTCGGAAGAGTCCTGGGAATGGAGGCCTATCTATGGATGAAAAGAATCTGGAAGTGCTTCGCCGACTAAAGGAGGCGATGGAGCGAGAGAAGCCTGTAGAGCAGCCCAAGAAACCGCATGTACCTGGGCAAGGCTTTAGCGAAGAGTCGGAGGAGATATTCAGAGAGCTGGCTCGGCACAAGCTTTCCAGGCCAACTAACCAGGAGACCGCTGCGGCAAAACCTCCGAAGACTTCCGTACCTACTCAGCCGCCAGCGGTGAAAAAGATTTGTGCTGAATGTAAATCGGAGTATCCGACCGCTTCAGACAGGCCACCAAAGCGCGGTTGGCTATGTCATAACTGCCGTAACGCCAGACGCGGGAAGCGTCGGCAAAAGGTCGAAGAGAAGCGTGCTGCGCAGTACCTAGCCGCTAAAGGCTCAAAAATCGAACAGTTGGAGAGAAAAATCGCTGCAGTGAATACTCAGCTAGAACAGGCGCCGCTCGAGAGACAGCGCGGCCTGTTCAACCAACTAAAACAGCTAGAGCGCCAGCTCAGGCTCGAGCGGGTACACAAACTATCTCGCTTCAACAACATCCGCTATCACATCGTTTCTGGAAGCTACGGCTCTGGGAAACGAAGCAAGTAATCAGTCCGCTGTTACACGCCACCTGCGGATGGGCGATTGTTTTCTCGGGGGACCTGAGGTCCCGACAGCCAGTCGCGGCTCGTCACCCACTGGCTCTCCCTTGATCTAGGGCCATCTACGCTGCTGGCCACGGGGCGAGGCTCCCCCTGAACCCGTTCTGCCTGTCGGCAAGGCCTTGGCTCGCTGCGGCCTGGCCAGCGGTGTGCTGCTGGCGTGTGTAGAAAAATACACAACGTATTTATCATGGTCAATACAAAATGTACTTCTTTCTTCGAAAGAAAAGCCCGCTTGAGGGCGGGCTTGATGGTCAAAGATCAGCGAGGGAGGTCGACGTACCAGTAAACGAATAGGCTCCCGTCATTCCGAGCCTCGACATTTACGCCGTCGATACTGCGGAGGTCTCGCTCCAGTCGAAGCCAGGCCCATTCCGGTTCGTTGCTCGCGCGCTTGATCCGCACGGACTGTTGGACTTGTGCCTGGGGGCTTTCAATCAGCGCCCGGACTCGGTCGACGACAGCGATATAGGTGGTTTCGGACCATGGAGAGAACAGCATTCCGAGTACTCCTTGTGCTTCGATGCTGGCAGTTGCTGACAGAGTTCTGCTATAAAAATACTGTACGAATATACAGCGTGGAGGGTTCTTTCGATGGCCAAACAACAGAAGAAGCAGGACGCGAAACCGATGGCTCCGGTTGAGAAATTGGGGCTCCGCATATCGGAGATGATCAACTCGCCGAAAGCCCAAGACCTGCGAAGGGTGACGATCCACCGCTTGGACACGGATCCCGATGAAGCGTGGGAACAGGTGATGGAACTGCTGTCCGAGACCGACGGCATTGACATGGTTTTCAACGACGACGGCACGGTAACGCTGAAGTGGGAGGAGCGGGAAGGAAGTGACGACCAGGTGGAAAGCCAGAGCGAGGATATGGCGACCTATCAGGTCAAGGGGAGGATGTAGGATGGAGGCCAGGTGGGCGGCGACCAGCCTCGTCAGCGTTGCATGGTCTGGCTCGACCGCAAACGAAAAGCCCCGCATCTGCGGGGCTTAGGTCAGGCTGGAATCTTTCCTATGGCCGCCAGTATGGGGGCCAGGTATTGCTGCACCACCCACCAACCTGCGCCTACCATCGCCATTAGACCAAGCAAGGCATAAACCGCAAGCTGCCCCTTGGTAACCATGTTCCTCTCGATGTTTTCCAGGCGAGTCTCAACCTTACCGATCGCCACTTTCACATCGGTCATGTCGCGCTCAAGATTGATAATTCGAGTATTCAATTCGTCTTCCCCGGGAGGATCTCCTCTTCCTCTCCATGATGGATGATCAGGAACCACTTTTCCAGAGGAGTCTCTGATTGACGGTGCATCACTCATCCGTCTCACCTTCAAGTCCTTTTATCATTCTGGCCAGGGTTTCAGAAAGGCGTTTGGCTGTCGCCAACGGCATCGAGATAGCTGCTACGTCAAGCCTGACGACTTCAAGTCGGCCTGAATCATCCTGTGCTGGAGCGTCATCGAAGTGGACAAGCTTGGTTGTCCCAAGGCGCAGAGAGTCTCGCCCAAAAGTAAGATGGACAGCTGCCTCGCCATTCCACTGGATGCTGTATGCCGAGTACTTATCGACATGCTCATCAACAAACGAGCTAAGTCGTTCATGTGGAATTTCGGTAATCCTAGTTGGCTCGCTCATTCAATCTTCCTTAGTTGGTTGCTAGTGTGCCTCTCGCAGCCCATCACAGATCCACACTCCGCCAGATCACTTTTCCCTAAGGTTTTTTGTTTGGCCATATCAAGAAGATCAGTCCCGCAAGACCTGGCGCTAGGAACCAGAAATCGGTGATAGGTCGCCCCAGATCAGGATCTGCTTTCGGTAAGGGGAATGTGATCGCCAGCAGGATGGAGATCAGGATCAGGCCAATGCCGATTAGCCGCCGAGTATTCATCAGTTTTTCCCCGGCTGACCATTGGTCATCACGTACCGCTTGACCTTGTTGTCCTTGTCGAAGAGTACCGTCAGGTTCTGCTGCTCCATGCCGGTCCCGAAGGGGCCGACGTAGACGTAGAACCAGATAGCCTGAAGATTTCCATCGGAGTCGAAGGATTGGGAAAGCGGATTGCCGAATCTCTCCAGCATCTGGTCGTAGGTGGTCTGCCCCTGAACGATCTGTCGCACGTCCGCCTGATCGATTGGTGTCCCGTTGCTGGCACAGCCGGACAGGGTAATCATCAGTACCGCAATAGCGATTGCTCGCATGGAACCTCCTTGTTTGATCAAAAAATGTTCTGCGCCAAGCGGTCTGGCTCAGAACTTCTGCCCGTTCCACCCGTAGATCACCTGAACTTGCGGATAGCTCGGGTGACAACGCCGACCATCTCGCAGTTGTCGTCGATGGATAGCATGCGATATGCGGGGTTCAGGGGTTTCAAGTACTTCTGGCCTGCGTCGGACACGAACTGTTTGAAGGTTGCCTCGTTGCTGTCGGCCAGCTTCGCAACCACCAGATCGCCAGGCCTCGGCTCGAGCCCGGTGTCGACGAGAATCAGCATGCCTTCCGGAATGCTCTCGCCGGCAGGGGCCGTCATCGAATCCCCCTTCACCTCCAGCCAGAATGACCTTCCCTTTCCCTTGTAGTCACTGAGTTCGAATGTATCGAAGCCGGCCGGCTCTATCGCTTCGCGCCAAGCGCCTGCGGCGACCCAGCTAACTATCGGGTATCGATACATGCGGGTCGGCTGATCTGCTGGTGCCACGTTCTGCATTCGATCATCAGGCAACTGGATTGTGAGAGGGGGCAGATTGAGCAAGGTCAACATTTGATTGATGTCGGCAATGCTGGGCTCTCTCCGCCCGTTTAGCCAGTGCGCTACGGCCCCCTGAGTTTTCCCCATCTGCTCTGCGAGCTGCGCTTGTGTGATGTCCTGCCGCGCCATGGCATTGCGGACTATCTGTATCCAGTTATTCATGGGCGGAATGCTACAGACCGTATTAGCAAGTGCAACGCACGTCATGTACTAATCCTTGCAAGAAATAAGTACAAAATGTATTTTCAAAAAAAGGACACTTCACCTTGGAGGAAGCCATGAGTGCCTTGAAAGCCATCCGCAAGCAGGCGGGTGTGACCCAGACCCAGCTTGCCGAGCGAGTTGGGCTGACCCAGGCCGCGATCGGCCACTACGAAACAGGGCGCCGTAAGCCTGGGCTCAGTGAATGCCGACGCATCGTGGCGGCACTGAACGACCTTGGTGCTGAGTGCACGCTGGCTGAAGCTTTTCCTGAGCCAGAGCATGACTCGCTTGCTGTATCCGTCCAAATGGCGTCCTGACCATGTCGACGAGCAAGTTAACCCCCGAGCAATCGAGCTCTAGCTTCGGCGGGGTGGTAGGCGGCCTTACCTTCACGCAGTCCCAGCTTGGCCTGGTAATGCTCGCCAATCGCCGCGGGTCGGCCAGCACTGAGCTGTTCCTCCGCGTTACCGCCCAGATCCTGCCTGACCAGTTCTGCACACCACTACACGCCAGCCGTGGACCCCGGATCGGGTTCCTCCATTTCACGCTGGGCTCAACGGAGGAGGTGGGGGGCGTCACGACAGGAACGTACGAACTATCTCGACTGCTCGAGGCAGATTGTCCATGCCCAGGTCCAGTAGTCGCGTTGTCAGGTGTTTTATGGAATCGGCGGGCAGTCCTCGAAGCGCTTGAACAAGCTGGGTTTTCTCCTCCGGCGTCACCTGCTGGTCACTCGCATTGGCGAGACGTAGCTCGATCATCTGGCGGAGAGAGTCCTCATGAAACTTGATCGTCACCGGCCCCAGGATTGCGCTCAGGCCGCCGTCATCTGCCAGAAAGTCGATCCCCTTGGCTGTGATTTCCGCGTACAGCAGTTCGCGGCCTTCACTCAAAAATTCCGAGATTTTTGCCCTTGCCAGGCCGTGCTCGTGCAGGTAGGCGCAGCAGGCGGTGAGCATCTTGGTGTCGTCGAAGAGATCGGAGAGCCCATCGGTATGTACCGGATTGGGATACGCGTCCGCCAAGCGGTCCAGAACGGCTTTCTGAATCGTGCGATCGATTTTCAAGTTTTCAGCCTCCTCGGCCATCGCGCTGTAAGGGGAGCCAGGGATAGCGCGGTCATCCGTGTGTCATGGCGAAATGATCCTAACCGTGTGGGAGACGCAGTGCATGCGGAATGAGTCGCACACCCTGATTTCCACGCTGCTCGGCGTGGTGAACCAATGGCGCCGCCGAGAGGGGTGGAGCCGCGAGACCGTCGTCCAGCACATCGTGGAGGCGCACGAGCGCATCCAGGGAGCGCTGGTCACCGGCATCGTCTTCGACCCGCCAACGCGCGATACAACCGAGCGGATGAAGGTCAACGCCGACCGCGTGTTCCGCTGGCTCGACGACGGAACCAAGGACACCAACCTGGTGCCGGCGAACTTCGTACCCAGCATCCTCGCGGCGCTGCCGACTGACCTGAAAGTCCAGGCCCTGGGCGACATCCTGACGCCGCTGGGCGTGTCGGTGCGCTTGATCGGCGGCGATGCCGGCCAGCGGCCGGAGGTGCTCTGCATGCTCCGGACACTCATCAAGGAGAACGGTGAGGCGCAGCAGGCTGTTGCCAACCTCGTCGACGGCGCCGATGACCAGGAACTGCAGGAGGCCCACCGGGAGCTCTCCGAATCCAGGGCGGCGACAGATGAGGCGCTGCGGATGATCGACCAGATGCGCCGGCCGCGCCTTGTTCAGGGGTAGCCGTGCCGTCCTTCCAGATTGGCCAGCCGGACGGCGAAGAGTTCCGTGGTCCGGACGCTCGCCCGGTCACCGAGGTACTCGATTGCGTGCTGAGCGGGCTCGGTAGAGCCGTACCAGTCCCGGCGGGAAGCGTCGAGTTTCACCAGCAGATGGCTCTGCAGGCCGCCCACCAGATCAAGCAGAGCTACAGCCATATCGCGAAAGAGAAAGCTCGCCGGGAGTGCCTTGCGCATCTCCGGGCATCGTTACGCAGGCCGAAGGAGGCCTTCCATGCAAATCCCTGAGCCACTTGTTCCGCTCGAGTGTGACGTGCGGGACTCACCCATTCCGACCGACATGCTCATAGAACTGGCCATGACCATCTTTGGCCTCAGCATGGAAGAGGCCGAGAGCAAGGTCCGCGCTGCGATCTCCGACAACCCCGTAAATCTTTCGGAGATTGGCCATGGCTAACCAATGGTTCCGCATGTACGCGGAGTTCGCCACCGACCCGAAGGTCCAGATGCTGAGCGAGGTCGACCAGCGCCGTTACATCATGCTGTTGTGCCTGCGTTGCGGAAACGGAGATGTAACGTTTCATGATGATGAGGTCGCGTTCCAACTGCGCATCAATTCCGAGGAGTGGGCCGCGTCGAAAGGGCGCCTACTGGGGAAGGGGCTGATCACCGAAGACAACATTCCCGCCAACTGGGACAAGCGCCAGTTTTCCTCGGACTCAAGCACGGCGCGGGTTGCAGCCCATCGTGCGCGAAAGAAACAAGCATGTAACGTTTCACGCAACAGCAATGGAACAAAAGCTAACGCCCTAGATACAGATACAGATACAGATACAGAAAGAGATAGTCCTACTGACGTAGGACTCGTTGACGCTTCGCCTCAACCGGGTCAGTCGAACGACCAAGACCTGTTCGAACCTGATCAACCCGAACACCTCAACGGACACCAGCACGGAATCAAACCGTGCCCGGCACAGGCCATTGCAGACCTGTACCACCAGGTGCTGCCAGAGCTCCCAGCAGTCGCCCTGCTGAACGACACCCGACGGCGCCACCTGCAAGCCCGATGGAGGGAGCACGAAGCCCACCGCTCGCTGGACTTCTGGCGAGAGCTCTTCGAAACCGTCAAGGCCTCCCCGTTCCTGATGGGCAATGTCCCCGGTCGCAACGGTGCGAAGCCATTCCGCGCCACGTTCGACTGGATCATCGCGCCGTCGAACTTCGTGAAGATCGTCGAGGGAAATTACCATGCGTGACCCGTTCAGCCTGGAAGCCGAGCATGGCGTTCTGGGTGCCATGCTCCTGCGCAACGAGTTGATCGACGTGCTGTCGGCAGAGCTGACCCCGGAGGATTTCTACTGGCCAGAGAACGGCGACCTGTACCGCGCCATCCTGGCTCTGCACAGCGACAGCCAGCCGGCAGACATCGTGACCGTCGGTGAATTCCTGGGCGACCGATACCAGGTCCAAACCACTGACGGGGTGATCACCGGGCTGGCCTACATCGGCCAGATCATCCAGAACACTCCCAGCGTGGCGAACGCCGGAACCTACTCGCGGATCGTTCGGGAGCGAGCGGTTGACCGAGCTCTGGCGGCTGCGGGGGACAGACTTCACGAGTTGGCGCTCAGCGAGGCCGCCCAGGCCGACAAGGTCGGCGCCGCCCAGGCCATGGTCATGGCGCTGGACTCTAAGACTTCGACGCACGAGGTGCGCCATGCCGCTGACGTGCTGACCGACCACATCGAGGAGTTGCAGCGCCGCTCCGACCTCGGCGGGAAGCTGGATGGTCTGGCAACCGGCATCGGCGACCTGGACCAGAAGCTTATGGGCCTGAAGCCTGGCGACATGGTCGTGATTGCTGGTCGTCCTGCAATGGGCAAGACCGCGCTGGCGATCAACATCGCCGAGCACGTCGCCTGCGACCTGGGTGACCCGGCCCTGGTGGTCTCGCTGGAGATGACCAACGGCGGGCTGATGGATCGCATCCTGGCATCGCTTGGTCGGATCCCGCTCACCGCGATCAAGGACGGCTCCGCACCGTCCAGCCATGGTGCCGACCTGGGATCTGCCTCTCTGAAGGTCAAGCGCTCGAAGTTGTACATGGCCGATCGCCCCGGGCTGAACGCCGCTCGACTGCGGGCCTTGGCCCGGCGTCACAAGCAGCGCCATGGGTTGAGCCTGCTGGTGGTGGACTACCTGCAGCTCCTGGAGAGCTCCGGCAAGTCGACTCGCACCGAGGACGTCAGCGACATGTCCCGCCAGTGCAAGCTGCTGGCTATGGAGCTTGGTATCCCCGTGATCGTCCTGTCGCAGCTCAACCGATCGCTGGAGCAGCGGCCGAACAAGCGTCCGATGATGTCCGACCTCCGGGAGTCCGGCGCGATCGAGCAGGACGCCGACGTGATCATGTTCGTGTACCGAGACGAGGTCTATCACCCGGACACCCAGTACCGCGGCGTGGCTGAGTTGATCATCGCGAAGCACCGCAACGGCGAGCCAAGCACTGTCCGGTGCGCGTTCCTGGGTAAGTACTCGCGATTCGAGCAGCTCGCTCCGGGCGCGCTGGACGAGTTCGATTTCGACGAGCCTCAGCAGGCGCCGAAGGTCACCAGCATGGCGGAGCGCTACCGCGGGATGAAAGGAGGGCGCGCCAATGGCTGACCTCCGTCCAGTGATGTTCACCGTACCCGGCGAGCCGGTGGGGAAGGGGAGACCGCGTATCGGCCGCGTCGGCTCCCACGCCAGGATGTTCACTCCGGCGAAGACGGCGAACTACGAGGGGTTGATCGCGCACAGCGGACAGCAGGCGATGGCAGGTCGCGCGCTGTTCGAGGGCCCGGTGCTGGTCGAACTCGACATCGCGCTGAGCATCCCTCAATCGATGTCGAAAAAGCGGAAGTCGCTGGCCCTGGCCGGCGGCCTGTACCCCACCAAGAAGCCCGACATGGACAACGTGATCAAAGCGATCTACGACGGCCTGAACGGCGTGGTCTGGAAGGACGACGTCCAGGTCGTGAAGGCGGTGGTGGGGAAGCGCTACGGCGAAACGCCAGGCGTGCGAGTGAAAGTCGTCCCTCTCCTCGAGGGCGAGCAGTGACTACAGGAAACTACAGGGGAGAGTCGAAATGAGACTGATCAGCGCGCGCCAGGCTTGGCATGACGCCTTCTACGAGAGTCGGAGCTCAGTGCTGGCGGTGGCGGCCGACAAGGCCGTGCTGGGCAAGAAGGGGCGGGTGGCCAACGAGACGCACCCCGACCGCAAGGACACCAACGGGCGTAGCGCCCACATGCTGGCCGCCGGCCTGGTGCAGGCTGCCATCCGCTCGCTGCCGAAGCCGCTGCAGCACTTCGGCCACACGCTGTACTCGCCGCTGGCCACCGGTGACGACGTGGCGATCGCTCACGGCCTGGTCTGGATCGGCGCCGGCCTTGGCCAACTGACCCAGCGCCAGGGCGAGCGGGCTTACTGGATGGCGCTGGCGGCGATCAACTCGCACAAGCGGGCGGTGAATGGCCGGGACACGCTGGGCCCGGGCGAGGTCTGCCTGTTCATCGAGGAGCGCCTCGGCTGCCGGATCGACCCCGGCAACTGGGCGCGGGACTACGCCAGTACCTGGGAGCGCCTGGCGCGCCACGTCGACAAGCTGGATGCCCAGGCGCTGAGGCCGGTCGCCGAGGTGGTGGCGAAGCAGTGCGGCCTGCGGAGGGGGCCGGGCTGGCGCTGGCACCAGGTCGACCGCGATGTGGCGGCGTTGCAGCGCGCCGAGGCCTACGCCGAGCGCCGGGAGCATCACCAGCAGCGCTTGGCGGAACGTCTGCGCAGGATGTCGGACCAGGAGCTGGCGCGGTGGGCGGCGAGGATGAAGCGGTACGGGGAGGCATACCGTGCGGAATGGGGTGACGACGTGCTGGAGCAGCCCCATGTGCATGCGCGCTACCACGACCGGGTAGCGGCTTACTGGGAGCAGCTGCAACGCCTCGGGAGGGTGAAGAAAAAGATCAAGAAAGCAGCAGCTTGACGTTTTGAGGAGCATTTGGGTATCGTTTCGCCATTGTGCACAGTTGCACCCGATCAACAGATTCCCCCGAAAACCCGGCCCTGGCGCCGGGTTTTTTCGTTTTCGGCGGCCTTGTCAGAATTCGTTTTCAGGAGAGAAGAATGAACGAAGAGCCCATCGATTTCTCGCTTGCGCGCGAGGCAGCTTCCCTGGCTGAGATGGAGACATTGCGCGAAGTTCTGGCGAAGGTTCTGCCCAGTAGCGATCGATACAGTCTGACGGACGTTGCAGTGGAATGTGCGCGGGCCGTCAGAGCTGCATATCGTGAACTGGAGAAGGTTGACGATTAGTTCCCCAGTGTTCGAGTCGGCTTCCTTCCGAGTTCCCTGAAGTGCTCATATATCTGGTCGTAGGTGGCGATAATTGCTGCCGCCTCTTGGCCATTTACTCCAACCTTCAGTTGACCGGCGCGAATCAACTCGATTACGACTTGAAGAGCTGCCCCAGAGGATGAGCTCGACGGATTTACGATTTCGGACATTTTGGTCTCCTTGACCGTCGTTTAGTGTGGAAGCGAAACGATAGCACAGGGCCAGAATCGTCCGACCTATGACAAGGCCCAGGTCATTGCCTGGGCTTTTCTGCATCTGGAGTACCCCATGGCTGAACCGACGAGCAGCGGAGCAGTAGCAGCAGCCGGCGCCGTCGGGCTCACTGCCACCGCGATCATCCCCGGAGTCGACGTCAATGCGGTGATCGGCGGCTTCGCCGGCGCGCTGCTGTTCGTGCTCTGGGCTCACGACCTGACAATGGCCAGGCGCCTCGGTTACCTGCTGGCGTCCTGGGTCGGCGGCTACTACGCCGCCACAGAGGCTGTCGGGCGGGGCGCGACCCAGTTCTCCGGGCTGCCCGCACTGGTCACCGCCGCGCTGATCGTCACGATCCTGATCGGCGTGCTCGACTGGATGATTGGTGGCCGCGCGCCGGCATGGCTCCAGATCGTTCTGCAGCGCATCGTCGGCATGATCGGAGGCCGGAACGATGGTTGATCTGGTGACCCTGACGGCTGCGGCCGTCTGCGGCGCTATCAGTTGCCGCATCTTCACGTACCAGCGCCACGGCGCCACGTACCGGTTCGGCGTCTCGCTCTGCGCGTACATCCTCGCCGCTGGGACCGGCATGCAGGCGCTGTCGATCAGCTTGGCTGTTCTGATGGCGCGCCACGCAACGCCGATATCGCCCTACCTGCTGGCGGTCCTGCTGGTGCTGCTGGTGCTGGTCTACCGCAACAAGGGCAACATCGCGCCCATCCTGAGGCTCAGTTGAGGTGACCCATGGCGCTGACCAAGAAACAGCGCCTGTTCGTCGACGAGTACCTGATAGACCTCAACGCGACGCAGGCCGCGATTCGGGCCGGCTACAGCACCCGGCGCGCGACGGAGATCGGCTATCAACTGCTCCAGCGGCCGGAGGTCGCCCAGGCCATCCAGGCCGCCATGGCCGAGCGCTCGAAGCGCACCGAGGTCGAGGCCGACTATGTGATCCGCCGCCTGCGCGAGATCGACGAGATGGACGTGCTCGACATCCTCGAGGACGACGGATCGTTCCGGTCTATCCGCGACTGGCCCAGGGCCTGGCGCCAGTTCCTGTCCGGCATCGAGATCGCCGAGTTGTTCGAGGGCCGCGGAGACGACCGCCGTATCGCCGGCGTGCTCCGCAAGGTCAAATGGCCGGACAAGCTCCGCAACCTGGAACTGCTGAGCCGTCACGTCGGCACCGAGTCTGCCGCGCTCGACTTGGAGCTCAAGCGCCTGGATGTCGCGAAGAAGCGCGCCGAACTGAAGCTGCTGGAGAACCCTGAGGACGAAGCGCCGCCAACCAGCGTCGCGGTGACCATCATCGACGCGAGGGTGCGCGATGCCGACGCTTAACGTGCCTCAGGCGAAGTTCCTGGCCTTGCCGAACAAGTTCTGCGGCTTCGTGGCTGGGTTCGGCTCCGGCAAGACCTGGGTGGGCTGCTCAGGGCTCGCCCAGCACGCCTGGGAATGGCCGCGCATCAACGCCGGCTACTTCGCGCCGACCTACGCCCAGATCCGCGACATCTTCTACCCAACGATGGAGGAAGTGGCTTTCGACTGGGGGCTGCGGACCAAGATCAACCAGGCGAACCACGAGGTTCACCTCTACAGCGGCAGCGCCTACCGCACGACGATCATCTGCCGCTCCATGGAGAAGCCCCAGACCATCGTCGGTTTCAAGGTCGGCCGGTCCCTGGTGGACGAGCTCGACGTCCTGTCGCTGGTCAAGGCGCAGCAGGCCTGGCGCAAGATCATCGCGCGGATGCGCTACAGGGTGGACGGCCTGCGCAACCGTGTCGACGTCACCACCACCCCGGAAGGCTTCAAGTTCGTCTTCCAGCAGTTCGTGAAGCAGTTGCGCGAGAAGCCGCACCTGCAGGACCTGTATGGACTGGTCCAGGCCAGCACCTACGACAACGAGGCGAATCTGCCGGACGACTACATCGATTCGCTGATGGAGTCGTACCCGCCGCAACTGATCGCGGCGTACCTGCGCGGCCAGTTCGTCAACCTGACGTCGGGCACGATCTACACCGCCTACGACCGCACCCTCAACGCCTCGCAGGAGATGGTTCAGCCAGGCGAACCGATATTCGTGGGTATGGACTTCAACGTCGGCAAGATGGCCGCCGTGGTGCACGTGAAGCGCCTGGGCCTGCCGCACGCGGTGGACGAGATCATCAACGGCTACGACACCCCGGACATGATCCGCCAGATCAAGGAGCGGTTCTGGCTGTACGCCGACGGTGACTATCGGCCGACCCGCCAGATCAGGATCTATCCCGACGCCTCCGGCGATTCTCGCAAGTCCGTCCGGGCCAGCGAGACCGATATCGCGCTGCTCAAGCAGGCCGGCTTCGTCGTAGCGGCTCCGGCCGCCAACCCGCCGGTCAAGGACCGGATCAACTCCATGAACGCCATGTTCTGCAACGCCAAGGGCGAGCGGCGGTATCGGGTCAATCCCGACCGCTGCCCGACCTACGCCGATGCCCTCGAGCAGCAGGTGTGGGGCACCAACGGTGAGCCGGACAAGTCCGCCGATATCGATCACCCCAACGATGCTGCGGGCTACTTCATTCACAAGGAATTCCCGGTCGAGCGACCTGCGGCCGTTGTTACCACCCTGAGGTTCTGACCATGAGCGATTCCGTTTGCCAGTGCTGCGCTGCTGTCGAGGAGATGCGCGAGCACTGGAAGCTGATCGATTGCATCAAGGGCGGCACCTCGGCCATGCGCGAGGCGGGGGAGGCGTATCTGCCGAAGCGGCAGCTCGAGACGAGGGAGGACTATGAAGCGCGGCTGAAGCTGGCGACGCTGCACCCCGCGTTCGAGGAAACGGTCGGCGCCATGGTGGGGCGAGTGTTTGCGAAGCCGGTCGTGATCGGCGATGACGTGCCGCAGGAGATCGCCGACCTGCTGACCGACGTGGATACGGAGGGACGTGACCTGCAAGTATTCGCCCAAGACTGGTTCCGCGGCGGGCTGGAGTATGGCCTGAAGTTCGCCCTGGTCGAGATACCGCAGCGGCCAGAGGATCTGCCGAACACACGGCAGGCCGAGCAACAAGCCGGCTTCAGGCCCTACGGGGTGCTGATCGAGCCTGGCCAGGTGCTGGGGTGGAAGACCGGCAAGGTTGCTGGTGTCGACAGCCTGACCCAGTTCCGCTTCCGGACGTGCCGGGTGGAGGAGGTGGACGAGTTCACCGACGAAACCGTTGAGCAGATCCGCGTGATCGAGCCCCACCGGCATCGTGTGTTCGAGGAGGGCAAGGACGGGTGGGAGATGGTGTCGGACACCCCGTACACGCTCGGCTTCATCCCCTTGGTGCCGTATTACACCGCGCGTACCGGGTTCCTCACGGCAAAGCCACCGCTGCTCGAACTCGCCCACCTGGTGGCGAAGCACTGGTGGCTCCAGTCCTCCCTGGACAGTCTGGTTGATGTCGCCTGCGTGCCGATCCTGGTGATGACTGGCGTCGACTCCGGCGACGAACTGGCCATCGGCGCGCGCTCCGCGGTGAAGTTGCCTCGGGAAGCCGACATGAAGTACGTCGAGCACACCGGCGCCGCCATCAAGACCGCGCGGGAACAGCTTGACTCACTGCAAGAGGAGATGAGGCAGGCCGGTGCGAAGCTGGTGGAGAAGTCCACCCAGGTCATGACGGCGAAGCAGTCTGGCGAGGAATCGGCTAAGGAGACCAGCAAACTGGCGATGATGTGCCAGGGCCTGCAGGACAGCCTGGTGCTGTTCCTGTCGTACTTCTCCCTCGCACTGAACCACCGCGCCGAGGGCGGCACCGTGCAGCTCCAGCCGAATCTCGACCCGGATTATGCTCCGGCCGAGACCATGGGTGTGCTGCAGCGCATGCGTGACGGCGGCTCGTTGTCAGACCAGACCCTGTTCAACGAGGCCCAGCGCCGCGGCATGCTTGCCGAGGACCTGGACTGGGAGTCGGAGCAGGAGCGGATCCGCAACCAGGAGCCTGCGATATGACTCGCTTGGAGGTGCTGCTGGCGGAGTTGTATACCGACCATGGTATCGACCTGATCAGGACCACGGCGGGTATGTCGAAGGAAGTCGAGGAGAAGATCACCGAACTCGCCGAGGAGTTGGTGAAGCTGCTGCAGGGCCGCCGGTTGCCGCTGAAGAACGTCAAGGAGGTCAACGCGATCCTCGACGAGGCGGCCAAGGCAATCAAGGCGCAGTACACCGAGATCGCTGCGGCACATGATGCCAACCTGCGGCAACTCGCGGTCATCGAAGGAGGCTTCGCGTCGAGCTCAGTCAACAGTCTGGTGAGCCGGCCAATCATGCTCGGCGTCGGCAAGAACCGACTCAGCACCGTGGTTGCGAAAACGCTCATCGAGGGCGCGCCTACCAAGCAATGGTGGCTCAAGCAGGCTGCGGATGTGTCGTTCCGGTTCGCGGGTGTGGTGCGCAATGGCTTCGTGAACGGCGAGACCACGGAACAGATGGTCACCCAGATCGTCGGCCGCCGGGCTCGGGGCGACCAACCGCCGGTGAAGGGCTTCATGGATGTCAGCAAGCGCGCGGCTCGGACCTTGGTCCACAACAGCGCCCAAGCGGTGGCCAATGGCGCCAGGATGGAGGTCTACAAGGCCAATTCTGGCGAGAATGGACCGGTGAAAGGGTATCGCCAGCTCAGCACCTTGGACTCGCACACCACGGAAATCTGCATGGTCTACGACCAGAAGACATGGGATCTGCAGTTCAGGCCTGTGGGGCACTCGTTGCCGTACAAGCAAGGTTGCCCGCGGCACTGGGGGTGTCGCAGTACCACTCTGCCTTGGCTCAAGACGATGCGTGAGCTGGGTATCGACGTCGACGAGGTGAAGAGCACCCGGGCGTCGATGGACGGCCAGGTGCCGGCCAGTCTGAACTTCGAGACATGGCTCAAGGGTAAGTCAAAGGCCTTCCAGGACGAGAAGCTGGGGCCCGGCCGCGCCGACCTCTGGCGCCGAGGCGTCATCACCTTGAGCGACCTGTTGGACCAGCGGGGCAACCCGCTGAGCCTGGCGCAACTCAAGTCGCTGTACGCGCCCGACTGATCTGATCACCAATTCGTGTAGGCCCCGGCAATGTCCGGGGCTTTTTTATGCCTGCGTTTCGGATGGAGCGGGGCGCCTTCCGGGCCGGATGGCCCATCGCAATGGCCGGATGGCCGGAGAAAGACGAGATGAAACTGAAGACTGTCGAAGTCGATGGCAAGCAATACGCCGAGGTCCAGGATGGCAAGCCGGTCTACTTGGAGGATGACGGCAAGGAGATCGCTTTCGATGCGATCGGTACCCGAGCCACCATCACCCGCTTGAACGGAGAGGCCAAGCAGCACCGCGAGCGGGCGGAGAAGGCCGAGAAGATCGCAAAAGACTTCGAAGGCATCGAGGACCCGGCCGCAGCGCGCAAAGCCCTGGAAACCGTCGCCAATCTCGACGCGAAGAAGCTGGTGGATGCCGGCGAGATCGAGAAGGTGAAGGCTGAAATCGGCAAGGCCTACGACACCAAGCTGACCGAGGCCACCACGCGCGCGGAGCAGTTGGAGCAGCAGCTCTACGCCGAGAAGATCGGCGGCAGCTTCTCCCGCTCGAAGTTCGTGGCAGACCGCCTGGCTGTTCCGGCCGACATGGTGCAGTCCGTGTTCGGCAAGCACCTGAAGATCGAGGACGGCAATGTCGTGGCCTACGACGCCCACGGCAACAAGCTGTACAGCAAGGCCCGTCCCGGCGAGGCCGCCGACTTCGATGAAGCGCTGGAGATTCTCGTCGACCAGTACCCCTACCGCGACCAGATCCTGAAGGGCTCTGGCCACTCCGGCGGCGGAACGCCCCCGGGCGGCAAGCCCTCCGGCAGCACGGCCAAGTCGCTCGCCGACTGCAAGACCGAGGCCGAGAAGGTCGCCTACCTCGAAACGATCAAGTAAGGAGGCCACATGGCTTTCGATCTCGCTGTATTCAACAAGCAGACCTACACGGCTCTGACCGAAACCGTCGCCCAGGCGATCGACAAATTCAACCAGGCATCCGCCGGCACCATCGTCCTGCAGAACGCGCCGGCGCAGGGCGACTTCGACATCAAGGCCAGCTTCAAGCTGATCGCCAATCTGGTGCGCCGCCGCAACGTCTACGGCAACGGCGACGTGGCTGCGACTCGTCTGACGCAGTTGCTCAACGCCGCGGTGAAGGTCGCCGCCGGCACGCCACCGATCGAGTATGAAGCGGCCCAGTACAACTGGGTGTTGCAGAACCCGGCGTTGGCGGCCCTGACGATCGGTGAGCAACTGGGTAAGGCACGGGTCGCGGACATGCTGAACACCGCCATCCGCGGCGCGGTGGCTGCAATCAGTGGTCACTCCGACGCGACCCATGGCAGCGCCACCGAGACCGCAACCTTCCGCACCCTGAACAAGGCGGCGTTCAAGTTCGGTGACCGCGCCAACGCCATCGCGGCCTGGGTGTTCCATTCCAGCGTGGTCAGCGATCTCTACGACAACGCTCTTGCGAACGCCGAGAACCTGTTCACCTACGACGGCGTGAACGTGATGCGCGACCCGTTCGGCCGTCTGTTCGTGGTGACCGACGCCGACTCGCTGATCGTGCCGGCCGGCGCTGATCCCGAGGCCAACCCAGCTTCGTTCCGCTCGCTGGGCCTGGTACAGAGCTCGGTGCTGGTGACCGGCAACAACGACTTCGACGCTGTTCTGAACCGCACTACCGGCAAGGAGAACCTGGGTTCGGTCTACCAGGCCGAATGGAGCTACAACCTGGGCGTGCTCGGTTACACCTGGAAGACCGGTACGGGCGGCGCCTCGCCGAACGATACCGCGATCGGCACCGCGGCGAACTGGGAGCGCACCGCCACCAGCGTCAAAGACACCGCCGGCGTTCTGGTGCTGAGCAAGTAGCCGCAGAGGGGCCGCCAGGCCCCCTTTTCATGAGGTGGACAATGACCAAGAAGATTCTGTGGTTCGTAGCGGGCCCGGCGACCTCGGACCAGATGGAGTTCGCCCAGCGCAATGGGCTGACGATTCGGGATCCGCTCGCCTATCGCCAGGGTGACTTCCTCGAACAGGCCGATGCGGTGGCCGGTGAGGTGCCGCTGGCATACTCGGTGGCCTACGACCTGATCGAACTGCAAACCAGCGGTGCTGCGAAGGCTTCGGGCGGCCAGGACGGCGAGCCAACCCTCGACGATATCAAGGCTGACCTGAAGGCCCTCGGCGTTGCGTTCGATGGGCGTGCAGGCAAGGCTGCGTTGGCGAAACTGCTCACCGAGGCGAAGGCGGCCCAGGAACCCTCGCCGTTGAACGACGAGCAGGTGCTGGCGCGTCTCGTTGAACTGGGTGTCGAGGTGCCGGAAGGCGCCACGCCCGATTCGCTGCGCGAGCTCCTGAAGGCGACCGAGGAGAAAGCCAATGGCGGTGGTGACTGAGGGTGACAGCGCCAACAGCTACGTCTCCGTCGACCAGGCTACCGAGTATCACGCTCAGCGCGGCAATGCTGCCTGGGCGTCGGCCTCCAATGACAGCCGCTCCTCGGCACTGATCAGGGCGACCGACTACATCGACCGCAGCTATCAATTCCGAGGCTCGAAGGTCGACTCCGACCAGCCGCTGGAGTTTCCACGCACCGGCCTGGCCTGGCCGAACCGGAAACTGCAGGCCGCAACGTGCGAACTGGCCCTGCTGGCCCTCGACGGGCCGCTGGACACGGTACAGCAGGCCTCCGCTGTGAAATCCGAGACGGTGGGGCCCCTCACCACGGTCTACGCCGATCCGGTGAACCAGGGGCAGCCGCGCTACGTTGCAGTGGATCGGCTTCTGGAGGCGCTGACAGTCGGCGGCGGCATGTTCAACGTCAGGGTGTCGAGGATGAGCTGATGGCTGATATCTACGACCGTTCCCGGGCGATGGCCATACGCATGCTGGCACCGCGGAGTAAGGGTGGTAAGGGGCTTGAGCTACGCCTGACCAAGTTCGAGCAGGGCGAGTACGACCCGGCGACCGGTGGAAGTCCAACCATCGAGCGCAGCTTCGATGGTTCCGGTATGCGCCAGGACTACGATGTGCGGGTTATCGACGGTTCGCTGATCCAACAGGGTGATGTCGAGATCATCATGTCTCCAGTGCAGCTCGGGGGGCAGGACATGCCGGCGCCGAGGAACGGCGACCGTATCGAGTTCGACGGCGAGGCCTTCAAGGTGGTGACTGCGAAAGCCTGGAATTATGCCGGCCTGGACATCGGCTTCGTCGCGCAAGCGAGGAGGTAGCGCATGGCCCGTGGCTCTCGCATGCGTCAACGCTACTCGGGGCGCCAGGGCAGCTTCGCTGCAGCGGTGGCGCAGTTCCGCGACCAAGCCTTGGCTGCCGGCGATGCGATCTACCAGCGGATCATGTTGGACCTGTCGGTCAAGGTGATCGAGAAATCTCCAGTCGGTGACCCGGAGCGGTGGGCCGCGAACGTCGCCTACCGCCAGCGAGCGAGTGCTACGGCGGACCGCTACGACGAGAACGTTGCGATTCGCAACACCCTGATCAACCTGAATCCGAGCAACTTCACCAGGAACGGGAAGCTACGTCGAGGCGTGAAGCACGCAAAGCCGCTGACCAAGGCGGAGCGTGACCAGAACTTCGACGTCAACGGGATGGTGGCCGGGCGCGGGTATGTTGGCGGGCGCTTTCGGGCCAACTGGCAGTTCAGCATCGGCACGGCCGCACAGGGGGAGATTGATGAGGTCGACCCGACTGGCAGCAAGGCAATTTCTGCAGTGACCGCCGGGGTCCAGCCGCTGAAGCTCGGTGATACCGCCTACCTGGTGAACAACCTGCCGTATGCGGTACCGCTGGAGTACGGGCACTCCAGCCAGGCGCCGGCTGGCATGGTCCGGGTGACCATCGCCGAATTCCAGCAGATTGTGGAGGCCGCCGTCAGGGCGAACCAGGTATGAGTCACGAGATCATTCAGCAACTGTTCGAGGCTCGCCTGGACGTCTGGGCGAAGGCCAAGGGGATCCCGGTCGCGTACCCGAATGTGACGTTCGAACCGACGCCGGGTGCCATCTATCTACGCTGCTTCACGCTGCCCGCTGGCACTACCAGTAGCGACTTGGGCGGCTACCACCGGGGCTTCACAGGTGTGTTCCAGATCAGCATCGTGGTCCCAGGCGGGCAGGGCACCGGCGTTGCCGCAGACATCATCGCCGAGTTAGGTCAGCAGTTCCCTCTCTACAGCGAGTTGTCTCGTCCCGGTTTCTCTGTGCAGGTGGTGAGCCCACCAGCGCCGGGACCCTGGATATCGGGGGACATCGCCGATACCAAACCAGTCTCCATCGGCTATCGCGCCGACATCTTCTGATCGCCCGCATGGGCACACCAGCACCCGCCATGAGCGGGTTTTTTCATTTCCACACGAGGAAAACTCCATGTCCGCAAGCCTCCCCAACGGCGCGCTGCTGGCCATTGCTGCCACCTACGGCCCGGCTATTCCGATTACCGCTGTCTCCAACGCCAAGCCAGCGGTTGCTACCGCAGATGCTCACGGCCTGCTGGTCGGTGACGTCGTGTCGCTGGTGTCCGGCTGGACTGGCCTGAACGGCCGAGCCGTCAAGGTCGCAGTTTCCACCGAGGACACCTTCTCCCTGGGCAATATCGATACCACCGATGTGATCCGCTACCCGGCCGGCGGCGGTATCGGCTCGGCGAAGAAGGTCCTCACCTGGCAGCAGATCCAGCAGGTGATGAACCCGACCACCTCCGGCGGCGAACAGCAGTTCGTCCAGTACCAGTACCTCGAGGACGATGACCAGCGCCAGTTGCCTACCTTCCGCAACGCTCAGTCGTTCTCGATGCCGATCGCCGACGACCCCAACTTGCCGCAGTGGGCGGTGATTGAGGCGGCGGACCAGAGTAAAGCGCTGCAGGTGATTCGCCTGACGCTGCGCAACGGATCGGAGGTTTTCTACAACGGCTACGTCTCGGTCAGCGACACCCCGACCCTGAACGTCAACGAAATCATGACCCGGACCCTGACCATCGCTCTCGATGGCCGCCCGGTTCGCTACAACCCGGCCCCCTAAGGAACTGTCATGGCGAAGAAATTCAGCATCGCGCAGGCGCCCACCTTCGAATCCAGTGTGGAGATTCCCCGCCTCGGCGGGGAGTCCATCAAGGTGCCATTCACCTTCAAGTACCTGGATCGTGAAGCGCTGGCCGACCTCTACAGCAGTTGGGGGGAGCGGTTCGAGCGCCTGGTCGAGGAGACTCGCGAGCAGTCTCTGGAAGCGTTCACCACGGCTCAGATCGACCTCCAGGTCGAGCAGGTACAAGCCGTTGTGGCCGGGTGGGGGTTCGACGAGGCGTTCACCGAGGCCAACGTCCGGCTGCTGGTGTCCTCCCTGGTCAGAGTGCCCGAGGCCATCCTCGAGGCCTACCAGAACGCCTACAGCAGAGGGCGCTTGGGAAACTGAAGCGCGCCGCACAGGAACTCTATCGGCCTGTAGCCAGCCCCCAGGAGCTGGCGCAGTTCGGATTGTCTCCAGATGACTTCGACGAAAGCGACGAGCAGATGGAGCTTTGGCCCTGCAACTGGACGGCATTCATCGTCTTCGAGGCGATGAGCACCCAGTGGCGGGCTGGCATGTGTGGTGCAACAGGCCTGGACTACACCGCATTGCCGGTAGTGATGCAGATGTGCGGCGTAGCCGCTGGTGAGCAACCCGCGGTATTCGCGGATATCCGGGTGATGGAAGACGCTGCGCTGAAGGCCTTCCGCGAGCAGAGGGAGTCGGGATGAGCAACTTCGCCGAACTGGGCATCAAGGTCGATTCGAGCCCGGCCGTAAAGGCGGCCGAGGACCTCGACAAGCTGGTCGACTCCGCCGATCAGGCCGAACAGGCAATCGACAACCTGTCCGACGCCAGCAAGGGCCTCGAGCAGGCCACCAAGGGAGTGTCGCGCGCGGAGGAGGACGCTGCCCGCAGTGTCGACAAGGCGGCCGGTGCGCGTGAACGCCAGGCTGCTGCCAGCCGGAAGGTATACGACAGTGCCGCTGGCGAGATATCCATCATCAGCCAGTTGGAACGGGCGCTCTCCGGCAACGTCGCCAATATCGACGATCTGATTCGCGCCGAGAGCTTGCTCGAGCGGGCGCGCAAGGCCGGCCTGACCACGCTGCAGGACGAAGCGCAGTATCAGGATCGCCTGGGTGCGGCCTATGACCGGTTGCAGAAGGCGGAAACCAAGGAGGCCGCCGAGAAGCAGCGCCTGGTTGCGGCGCAGAACCGTCAGATCGAAGCGATGCAACGCACGGTCAACAGCATCGATCCGGTGACCGCCGCGTTGGCCCGGCTTGAGAAGCAGGAAGCCGCGTTGCGTGGGCTGCGCGCCGCCGGCGGGCTGGATGACGCCGGATTGGCCGCAGGCCTGGAGAAGATCGCGGCGAAGCGGCGGGACATCGAAGGGACCGGCGGCGCGATCAACAAGCTCGGGCTGACCAGCAAGGAAGCGCGCGAGAACGTGCTGCAGTTGGGTAACGCCCTCTCCACCGGTAACTGGCGGGTCGCCGCCCACAACATCGCCGAGATCGGTGTGAACGCCGGCGGCGCCGCTCGCGGTGTTATCGGCGTCCTGGCCCCGATTGGGTTGCTGGCAGCGGCGGTCGGTGGTGTGACTGCGGCGGCGTACTTGGGCAGCAAGGAACAGGGCGAATACAACAAGGCGCTGATCATGACCGGCAACTACGCTGGTACCAGCGCCTCTGGACTGGGCGAAATGGCGCGCCAAGTCAGCAATACGGTTGGCACGACCGGAGCTGCTGCCGAAGTGCTGGCCACCCTGGCGGGCAAGGGAGACTTGGCCAGCGAAAGCTTCGTTGCCATCACCCAGGCCGCGCTGTCGATGGAAGAGGCGACTGGCCGCGCGGTGGGGGATACCGTCGCCGAGTTCGTGAGGCTGGGAGAGGACCCTGTGAAGGCCTCGAAGGCCCTGAACGAGCAGTACAACTACCTCACCGCATCCGTCTACTCGCAGATCAAGGCGCTGGAGGAGCAGGGGGATCACGCCGGCGCGGTGAAGCTGGCGACTGAGGCCTACGCTGACGCAATCAACCAGCGGACCCCGAAGATTCTGGAGAACCTGGGTTGGATTGAGCGTGCTTGGGATGGAGTCGCACGTGCTGCGAAGCGCGCGTGGGATGATGCCAAGAGCATTGGTCGCCAGGACATCGACTCCCAGATCGCCGACGTGGAGCGGCGCCTTGCCCAGCTCGATCAAGGTGGTTTCGGCCTGGTCGGCAACCGCGACGAGAGCCGGAACCGCCTGCGCGAAGAGCTCGACATGCTCCGCGAGCGGAAGAAGGCGATGGAGGACGATGCCAGAACCGCCGGCGAGCGCGCTCGGGCTGAACAGGCCGCCCAGAATGCTATTGACCGGATCGACGCTCGTTCCAGGGCGGCGCTGACCAACCAGCAGAAGCGCGCCAAGGAGTTGGAGCAGTACAAGAAGGATCTACAGGCGATCCGCGAGGTGAACCCGAACGATGACCGCCTGCGGCAGGCGACCGTCGATCGCGAGATCGCCAACATCAACGCCAAGTACAAGGACCAGAAGGGAACCGCCGGTTCGGTGGACCTACGCGCGGCCAACGCTGCGAAGAACAGCTTGGCCGAGATCACCGCGACCTACCGTAACGCGCAAAAGGAATTGGAGGCATCCCAACGCGCAGGCGTGATCAGCGCGGAAAGCTACGCGCAGCAGCGCATCTCGATCATCCAGCAGGAGCGGGATGAGGTCACCCATGCCTACGAGCGTGAAATCGCAGCGCTGGAGGCTGCCAGGGCGAAGCAAGGAACCTCGGCAGCCCAGCGAATCCAACTCGACCAGAAGATCGCCGACGCCAGGACGGCGCTGGTCAAGGCGCAGCAGGACGCAGATTCACAGCTTAACCAGATCGAACTCAGCGAGCAGGGGAGGCTTCGGCGACAGGAGCAGTCGGTGCAGCGCTACACGCAGGCGCTGCAGGCACAGGTCGATGCGTTGCGCCTGGAGGGCGAGCGCGCTGCGGCCGGTGTCAGCATGGGCGGACGAGAGCGGTCCCGCTTCGAGCAGTTGAACAGTCTCGACGACCGCTACAACCAGCAACTGATGGACCTGGAGAACCAGCGCTCCGATCCCAGTCGGCAAATGTCGGACGAGGAGTACGAGAAACGTCTGGCCGCGCTCAGAAAGGCGCATCAGGACCTGCGAGACACCGTGGTCAGCAACTACGACCAGATGACCGCTGCCCAGTCAGACTGGAGCAACGGAGCGAGCGGAGCCTGGAACGACTATCTCGAAAGCGCCAGGAATGTCGCAGGGCAGACACATGACCTGTTCACCAACGCCTTCCGCGCTATGGAGGATGCAGTCGCTACCTTCGCCACGACCGGCAAGTTGTCGTTCTCCGACTTCGCCAAGAGCATCCTGGCCGACATGGCGCGGATTGCAACGCGCGCCGCTGCTTCGCAGGCCCTTTCGTCCCTCTTCGGCGGCTTCTTCGGCGGTGGAAACGCTGCCGTGCAGTCGGGCGTCGACAACCTGGTGAGCAACAGTGGGCTGTTCGCCAACGGTGGTGCGTTCGCCGGCGGCGTGCAGATGTTCGCCACTGGCGGGGCCTTCACCAACAGCGTGGTCAGCACGCCAACCGCGTTCGGCATGAGCGGCGGCCGCCTGGGTGTGATGGGCGAAGCGGGGCCTGAGGCAGTGATGCCGCTGACCAGAACCTCGTCCGGCGCCCTCGGTGTGCGCGCTATGGGCGGTGGTGGTTCGCAGATCAACGTCGAGGTGAACATTGCCTCGGATGGTTCGGCCAACGTCTCCAGCAGCCAGCCTGGCCTGGACCAGTTCGGTCGCGACATCGGAACGTTCGTCGAGCAGAAATACCGACAACTCCTGGCGCGTGATCTGCGGCGTGACGGTGCGATCGGCCGGGCCATCAACGGGTAGAGCACATGGCAATCGAAACCTTCACTTGGGCCACCGAGAGCGGTGGCGAGGGCGACATAACCTTCGCCACCAGGTCCTCGCAATTCGGTGACGGCTACAAGCAGTTGGTGAGCGAAGGTCTGAACAGCAAGTCCCAGAGCTGGCCGGTGTCCATCACCGGGCCGGCGGCGACCATCAAGGCCGCGATGGACTTCCTGGACCGCCACACCGGAGCGCGTGCATTTCTCTGGACGCCGCCCTTGGGCGGCCTGGGCTTCTACACCTGTGCGGGCTACCGGCCCGTCAACCTCGGCGGCCGGGTCTACCGGCTGACCGCGACCTTTGAACAGGCATTCCATCCATGACACTGATCACCGATATCCAGAAGCTGGAGCCGGGCGGCGAGGTCGTGCTGTTCGAGCTCGACGGCAGCGACTTCGGCGCCGACGTGGTCCGGTTCCACGGTCACGCTATCCCGCACAGTCCGCAGGAACTGGCCGCCGCCGGTGCCAAAGCCGACCAGTTACCGGCGAAACCGATCTGGTGGCAGGGCCACGAATACGCGGCCTGGCCGGTGCAGATCGAGGGCATCGAGGCGAACAGCGATGGTACTGCGGCGCGGCCGAGCTTCACCGCCGGCAACGTCAATGGCCGGATTACGGCGCTCTGCCTGGCGTTCGAGGACCTGCTCCAGTTCCGCCTCACCATCCGGACGACGCTGGCGAAATATCTGGACGCGTCGAACTTCCCTGGCGGCAATCCCGACGCTGATCCCTCCCAGGAGATCGTCGAAATCTGGTACTTGGACCAGAAAACCAACGAGGACGGCCAGTACGTGGCCTGGGAACTGGCCTCGCCAGGTGACGTTGGCGGCGAGCAGGTCGGTCGGCAGATGACGACTCTTTGCCACTGGGCGATGACGGGCGGGTACCGCGGGCCCGACTGCGGCTACACCGGCCCGTACTTCGACATCGACGGCAACCCCACCGATGACCCAGCCCGGGACGAGTGTGATGGCTGCCTGGGCACCGGTTGCATCCCGCGCTTCGGTGAAGGCAACCAACTGCCCTTCGGCGGCTTCCCTGCCGTCTCGATCATCGCCAGGAGCTGACCATGCTCAAGCACATCCTGTCTGCCGTGCAGAAGCACGCTGCGGCAGAGTATCCGCGCGAGTGCTGCGGACTGATCATCCGTTCTGGCCGGAGCCAGCGATACGTTCCCTGCGAAAACACCGCTGCCGACGCCGGCGAGGAGTTCCGCATCGCACCGGAGGCGTATGCAGAGGCAGAGGATCAGGGAGAGATCGTCGCCGTGGTGCACAGCCACCCCGATGCCACCAGCCGACCGAGTGCCGCAGATGTCGCGATGTGCAACGCCTCGGGCCTGACATGGCACATCCTGAGCTGGCCGGAGGGCGACCTGCGTACCATCGAGCCCGTCGACCAGGTGCCGCTGCTCGGACGCGCGTTCGTGCATGGGGTGCAGGACTGCTGGCAGGTCTGCTCGGACTGGTACCAGAGGGAGTGGGGCATCGAGTTCCCGCACTTCGAGCGTGCCGATGGCTGGTGGGAGCGGGCAGACGGTCCAAGTCTCTACGAGCAGCAGTTCGAGGCCGCAGGATTCGTCCGGGTGGAACGGCCGCAGCGCGGCGACATGATCGTGATGGAGGTGGGACGCACCGCGCACCCGAACCACGCTGGGATCTACCTGGCGGACGACCCATCACTACCTGGCGAGGATGCGCAGCACTTCGGCGCCGGGCCGTTCCTGTTGCATCACCTGTATGGGAAGCCCTCAGAAATCATCGTGTTCGGCGGGCCGTGGCTCGACCGGATGCGACTGGTGCTTCGGCACCGGTCCATGATGATCTGATCAGTGGTATCTTCTGCCGGTCTAACAGGGAGCGGAATTTATGCGAATTGTGGCTGTTGGAGCGGCACTTTTGTTGCTGGCTGGATGCTATTCACCATCTGACCTGATGAAGGGTCAGCCTGGGCTGGTTGTTGCGTCCACGAAGTCAGCCAAGGCTTTTGCCCTATGTGCGTTCCCGCTCTGGCAGGAGCACAGCTCAGGGGCAACGATGAGCGAAACTGAAGCTGGATATCGTCTTGTAAACGGGTTTGGACAGCAAACCGACGAGGTTCTAGATATCCGCCAAACCCGAACTGGCAGCGTTGCGAAACTGTATCAGCGTGTCGCCTGGTCACAGATTGGGCGAGGTGATATACGAAAATCTTTGTATGACTGTAGATAAAACAGGCATTCGGATAGTCATGCGGGTTGGATTAAAGATTAAAGGCTTCTGATTCTTGCTTAATATTTCCCAAGGGTTGTCTGGATGCTTCAGATCATAACCGCCCCGAGGGGCGGTTTTTTATTACCTGGAGAAACACATGACCACCGCAGCGCACCACTCTCCGATGACCACCATCAAACTCTACGGCGCGCTCCGGCAGTTCGGTCGGGAGTACCGTATGCTCGTCGGGTCGACTGCTGAAGCGATCAAGGCCTTGTGCGTGCAGATTCCTGGCCTCGAGCGCTTCCTCGCCAATGCCCACCTGCGAGGCATGGAGTTCGCGGTATTCCGTGGGAAACGGAACATTTCCCAAGATGAGCTGCAGTTCGGGGGCGCCGAGGAAATTCGCATTGCTCCGGTCATGCGTGGCCGGAAGCGTGGCGGGTTGGTGCAGACGATAGTCGGGGCTGTGCTGATCGCTGCTTCCTACGCTTTTCCCGTCATAGCCCCGTATGCGCTGCCTGCAGGGATAGGGATGGTTGCCGGCGGCGTCATCCAAATGCTCAGCCCCCAGGCCCAGGGCCTGAAGCAGAGTGCGGCGCCGGAGAACCTGCCCAGCTACGCCTTCGGCAGCGCCAGAAACACCACCGCCAGCGGGAACCCGGTGCCGATCTGCTATGGGAAGCGCCGCTGGGGTGGGGCGATTATCTCGGCTTCGATCTACGCCGAGGACAAGGCCTGAGAATTGCGTATGAAGAGTCGAAATGCCATCATCTGAGTTCTCTGATTTTCTGAAAAGCTACAGCACGGAGGGCTGAAATGCGGAAGCGCAGACTTACTCATGCTTCGTTGGATGCTAGTGATGAAGGGACCGCCCGGATGCAGCAGCCTGATGTTGATCAAGTTGCAGAACCCATTGATGAATTCTCGGAGGTCAGGGCTGCTCTTCAGCGAATTGATGCTGACTTCATCATCTACGCAGGAGAGATTCAGCATGGGCATGAGATTGAGATGGAAGCTCTGCTTGCAAAAATCCCCGATCCCGCTTCGGAGGTGATTCTCTGGCTTTCGACTCCAGGGGGTAATCCCGATGCTGCATATTCTATTGCTCGCTTAATGCAGCGAAAGTATCGGACCTTTACAGTATTTGTTAATGGTTGGTGCAAGAGCTCCGGGACTTTGATTTGTCTGGGGGCGAGCAGGGTTGTAATGGATGATCTAGGCCATCTAGGGCCGCTGGATATTCAGATAATTAATAGAGAGGAGTTCGGTGAGCGTCACTCTGGTCTCAATCCTATAGAGGCTCTAAAGTCTATTAGTTACCAGTCTATCGAGTTACTTCGTCAACAGTTTTTGGATATCCGGTTTGGCGGAGGGTTGAGTACGCGCCAAGCCTTAGAGGTTGCAACTAATCTCACTGGGCAACTGATGTCTCCCATTACTTCTCAGTTGGATATCATGAAATATGGTGAGTTCACCAGATCCATGAGGATTGCAACTGAGTACGGAAATCGTCTGGCTAAGCACCATTCGAATGTTCGGCCTGATGCAATTTCGACGCTCACTACAGGCTATCCTTCTCATGGTTTCGTTATTGATCGGGAAGAGGCATGTGAGCGGCTGTTTGTAAACGTTGAGCCTCCTTCCGTAGATCTGTTCATGATTTCGACTAGCTTACAGACGGTTGTTGACAAACACCTTTTTGGCGCCAACAATCGCGCGCTGCTGGTTGACCTACGTCACGCACTGAAGGTCCCATTAGCTCGGGCAGTTGACGAAAGCCCTACTTCTGGGCTGAACTCACAAGGTATCGATTCGGTCGTACCTATGGATGAGCAGCAAGCCCCCACGCCTGAGCAAACAACTGAAGCAGAGGTCATTCCGATCTCTGGCCATGAGGAAAATGAGCATGGAACTCACGACCACCAAGACCCTTCCGAGGAAGATGTCAGCAGGCAGTCAGGCACAGCGACTGACTAGGGATATCATCCGACGTGCGTTCGATTCCATTCAGTTGCCTTGTGATACCAAACGTACCAGCCGTGCAACGGTAGGAGAGGAAGCTCTCTTCTCCTCTTGAGTCACTAAGAACAAACGGAGCCCCGCATCAGCGGGGCTTTTTTTTGCCCGGAGGAAAGCATGGGCGCAGTTCACCAGCACCTGACCGGCCGCAAGGGCGGCAGTAGCAAACCGAAACAGCCGGTCGAGGCACCCGACAGCCTGCGCTCGGTCGCGATGGCCAAGATTCTGCTCGCCGTGGGCGAGGGCGAGTTCGCCGGCGTTCCGAGCGAGCGCGATATCTACCTCGACAACACCCCGCTGATGGACCCGAGCGGTAACCTGAACTTCCCGAACGTTAAGTGGGAGTGGCGCGCGGGGTCTGTGGACCAAGACTACATCCCGGGTATCCCTGCCGTTGAAAACGAAACCAGCGTCAACGTCGAGTTGCGCAGCGATACGCCCTGGGTGCGCTCGCTGAGCAATACCCAGCTTTCCGCAGTGCGTCTGCGCTTCGCCTGGCCGGCGCTCCAGCAGCAGGACACCAACGGCAACATCGGCGGGTACCGGATCGAATATGCCGTAGATCTGGCCACCGACGGCGGCGCCTATCAGGAGGTGCTGCGCGAGGCCGTCGATGGCAAGACCACCGCCCGTTACGAGCGCTCCCGCCGGATCGACCTGCCGGCGGCCACCAGTGGCTGGCAGTTGCGCGTGCGGCGCCTGACGCCGAACCAGAACAACAACCGTATCGCCGACACCATGCTGATCGCCGGCTACACCGAGGTGATCGACGCGAAGCTGCGCTACCCGAACACGGCCCTGCTGTATGTCGAGTTCAGCGCAGAGCAGTTCAGCAACATTCCCGCTGTCACAGTCGACTGCCGCGGGCGGAAGGTCCAAGTGCCGAGCAATTACGATCCGGAGACCCGGGCCTACCTCGGCATCTGGGACGGCACGATGAAACAGGCCTGGACCGACAACCCGGTCTGGCACACCTACGACATCGTGACCAACGATCGCTTCGGTGTGGGTAAACGCATCAAGGCCTGGATGGTCGATCGCTGGGAGATGTACCGGATTTCCCAGTACTGCGACCAGTTGGTGCCGGATGGGAAGGGTGGCCAGGAGCCGCGACACACCTGCAACCTGAACCTGCAAAGCCGCGCCGGGGCCTGGGAGCTGCTGCGCGACCTCACCGCTATCTACCGTGGTATGGCGTACTGGGCCCAGGGCCAACTGAAGATCCAGGCGGATATCCCGCGCGCCACCGACGTCGATTTCGCCTACACCAGGGCCAATGTCATCGACGGCCGCTTCAGCTACGGCTCGGCCAGTGAGCGCACTCGCTACAGCCGTGCCTTGGTCAGCTACGACAATCCGGCGAACAACTACGACACCGACGTGGCTGTGGCCACCGATAAGCGCCTGCAGCGGCGTTACGGCGACAACCCGGTCGAGGTGGCAGCCATTGGCTGCACCCGCGAGAGTGAGGCCCAGCGGCGCGGAAAATGGGCGATCCTGACCAACAGCCAGGATCGCACGATAACGTTCCGTACCGGGATGGACGGAGCAATCCCGCTGCCGGGATGGGTGATTCCGGTGGCTGACGCGCTGTTGGCTGGACGGGAGATCGGCGGGAGGATCTCGGCGGTTGCTGGCCGAGTGATCACCTTGGATCGCGACACCCAGGTGAAAGCTGGCGACCGGCTGTTCCTGAACCTGCCCAGCGGTAAGGCTGAGGCGCGATCCGTGCAGTCGGTCGCCGGGCGCGCGGTGACCGTGACGACAGCCTACAGCGAGACCCCGCTACTGGAATTGGTCTGGACCCTCGATGCCGACGACCTGGCGGTGCCGCTCTACCGTGTGATGAAAGTCAGCCAGCCGGAGCGGGGGGTCTTCGAGATCACCGCTCTGCAGTACGAGCCCGGGAAGTTCTCAGCGATCGACACTGGTGCCAAGTTGGAGAGCCGGCCGATCAGCGTTATCCCGATCACCACAGTTGCGCCGCCGGCGAGCGTTACGCTGACCTCGCACTACCAGTTCGATCAGGGGTTGGCGGTCAGCACGATGACCATCGCCTGGCCTGCTGTAGAAGGGGCGGTGGCATACGACGTCGAGTGGAAGAAGGATAGCGGCAACTGGATCCGCCTGCCGCGTGCCGGCACCACCAGCGTCGATGTGACCGGCATCTACGCAGGAGGCTATCTGGCGCGGGTGCGCGCGGTGTCGGCGTTCGACATCACGTCGGTCTGGAAGAGTTCGATCCTGACCCAACTCAGCGGCAAGACCGGCGCGCCGCCGGCGCTGGCGTTCCTGCGTACCACCAGCGGACCATGGAAGATCGGTCTGGAATGGGGATTCCCGGCCAGTGGCGCGGCGGACACCGCCTACACCGAGATCCAGCAGTCGGTTACCCCAGGCGGCAGCGAACAGAACGCAACTGCCCTGGGCTTGTTCGCATACCCGACCGACACCCACACGCTGACCTCGCTGGCGGCCGGCGCTCGCCTGGCCTTCCGCGGGCGGCTGATCGACCGCACCGGCAACGTCGGCCCCTGGTCGGCCTGGGTCGACGGTATCAGCTCGACGGATGCGAGCGAGTACAACGAACTGATCACCAAGGAGTACGTCGAGTCCGCGCTGGGCGAGCAGTTCTTCGCCGACATCGATCAGATGCAGGTCGATATCAGTGGCCTGCAGGACCAGATCGACAATCTGACCGATGTGCTGGCCTACGACCCGACGAAGACCTACGCGAAGAACGATATCGTGCGGGTCGGCAACCGGCTGTATCAAGCGAAGCAGGCGGTGCCGCTCAACGCCTCTCCGCCGAATGCGACCTACTGGGCCGACATCGGACAGTCGATCGAGACTGCCAACGGCCTGGCCCAGCAGGTGGCCACCAACACTGCGGATATCACCGAGCTCGACGGTAAGGTCGAAGCGGCGGCTTCGAGCCTGGATGTTCTGCAGGCTGCCGCCCGCCGGGAGCCGGCGACCGGAGAGAAGGCCGATGCGCTGAAGGGCTGGGACACCATTGCTCGAGCCGCCACCGAAGTCACCGTGCGGGCGAACGAGGACGAAGCGCAGGCGAAGCGGACGAGCTTGCTTGAAGCGCGGACTGCAACTGCGGAGGGGCGCATTACCACGGTCGAGCAGGTGACCGCGAGCGACAGACAAGCCACTGCCCAGCGCATCGACCAACTTTCAGCGGAGGTGGGTAGCAACAGTGCGGTAATCCAGACGACGTCCCAGGCAGTGGCCTCTCTGGATGGGAACGTTCAGGCGCTCTACAGCGTAAAGCTCCAGGCCCATGCCAATGGGCAGTCGTACGCCGCTGGCTGGCAACTGGGCTTCGACAGCGGCACGAGCGTGACGACCATGGCGTTCCAGGCTGATCGGTTCCTCTGGTTCAACAGTTCCAGCGGGCAGACCGTGGCGCCGGTCTCGATCGTCGGAGGCCAGATGTTCATCAACAACGCGATGATTCAGGACGGTTCGATTACGAACGCGAAGATCGGCAACGTGATTCAGTCGACCGCACTCGGTGCCAACGGCGAGCCGCTGTGGAAGCTTGATAAAGCAGGGAGTTTGACGATGAACAGCGCAACGTCCGGAGGCTTCATGAGGCAGACAGCGGAGGCCGTTAAAGTCTACGACGCGAACCTGGTGTTACGGGTACAGATCGGGAATCTCGACGCATGAGCTATGGCATCCGAATTCGAAACGCAGCCGGAGGGATCGTGATGGACCTCACCGGCCAGTCGGCGCGGACTGTATATCGACAATCGATTGGAGCGATCACAGGAGGAATGGCAGTGAGTATTCCCGGCTTTGATCCCGCTCGTGGTGTAGTTTTCTTAATCTCAAGCGGCTACCCATTTGGAAACGTCCCTTCCTATAGAGTATCTGGAAATGTAATTACGTTTTTGCGAGACGGATCTCCAAATGTTACCTATGTCCTACATGCGGTAATGTTCTCATGAGCTACGGTATCCTTGTTCGAGGGAACAATGGGCAAACAATTATCGATGACTCAAACCCCTGCATGCATATTGTTGAAGGTGGGGTGTATGGCGTTCAAGGAGCGGTGGAAATTGTTGTAAACTACTCGGCGCCAATTAACTCGCCCTACGAGCCATATGTATACTTCTGTCCTAATGGGCCTCACCAGATTTATAGATTTCGACATCTGGGAGGGGCTGGGGCTTGGTCTGGATTTGCGTTTTACCAGTCTAGTTTCCAAGATACCGACCCGCCGGTATATGGAGGAAAGTGGAAGGCCGCAGCAGTCATGCTACCCCGTATAGGAGGGTGGGGCATGCATGTATTCGATGCTCAGTCGCGTGTCATGTTCGACAGTAATCGCGAGATTGTGCGGTTTGTTGGAGGGGCGCAGGAGTGGGAGTTATACGCCCATAACCCTAATTGGCCCGGAGGTATGCACATGCAAACATGGGCACTTCCATATCCATATGGGTTGTCCACCTATTTTCTGGTGAGTCATTTTAATCTAAAGCATATCTATACTCTGGAACCCCCTCGTATAGGGTTCCTGTACAATTCCCGGGCCATGATTTTCGTCTCCTCGTTAGTTCCGGATGAGATCGGATTTAAGTTCAACTGGCCACTCATTGTTGTCGCGTAATTTGATGGAGGCTTAAATGGCATGGTATTCAACCGGCACCGTCGCGGTGACAGAAAATAGCCCGACCGTCACCGGCACCGGAACTCAGTTTTCTTCGAATGTCCGGGTAGGCGACGCCTTTATTGCCCCTGACGGGCGCCTCTACGAAGTGAGCAACGTCGCCAGTTCGACGGTCATGTCGATAAAGCCCAACTACCGGGGCAGCACGGCTAGCGGCCAGCCCTATGCGGTTGCGCCAATCCTGGGTTACGACAAGGAGCTGAGCGATCGATTCAACCTGATAGCGAACCAGTGGGGAGGGACGCTGGCCGGCATTCAGCCGTGGGCAACGACACCGACGCCGGCCCAGGCGAGGAACTCGCTCGAGTTGCGCAGCGCCGCCCAGGCCGATATCGGTACAACGCTTGGAAACGCCATGCCGGTCGGCGCATTCGGGATTGGTTCTGAGCGTCCTGACCGAGCACCATCGATTCATCGTTATGCGACAAGCGTCGAGATATTCGATTCGACAACTGTTGACTCCGTGGCAACTGGCATTAGCAACGGATCTGTGTTGACGATCGGCTACGACGGATCCGACTTGCGAGGAGCGCAGATGTTTTTCGGCCAGGTGCCGGCATCTACGGTCAAAGGTCGGTGCGGGAAATTCTCGTCTGCCCCTATTTTCGAGTTCTACACGACTATAAACACGACGAGAGCAACCGACGGGACGCTTCGTGCTGCATCGCCGGTCGTGCGTATCGCCAACGTTGATGGGAGCTTGAGACCGGACCTCAACGAACTGGACTTCGAGCCTGCGGGGGCTTGGGGTGTAGCCAACGCAGAGGCCCGCGGCGTTACTGTTCAACGGCTCGCCGTTGGCGTCTACAAGGTCTCTGGTAGCCTGGGGCTAGCGAAAGAGGGCTGGCGCGTGATCGACCCTGCGTCTCCCGACGGCGGTCGCCCACTCGGTATCACTGACAGCGAACAGGCTGAGGATGGGACGGTCACCATCCGGCTCTTCAAACAGCGCTGGACACTCAGTGACGACGGCGAGATGGTGCTCGGGATGGGCGCCCCACTGGATGTCCCGCTCAACAGTTGGATCGATGTCCGATTGTCGATGCCGGCCCCCCCCGAGATGCAGCCCGAGACTGTGTGATCAGCCCGCACTCTTGCGGGCTTTTTTGTGCCTGGAGATCAGAATGCCTATCACTGAGCAGCAACTGCTGCAAATCCTCCCGAACGCCGGCCCTCGAGCCGGCGTTTTTGTTGGTGCGCTGAATCGCGGGATGACGCGCTTCGGTATCACTTCGCCTGTGCGCGCGGCGGCGTTCCTTGCCCAGGTCGGCCATGAAAGCGGCCAGTTGACCCGCCTGGTGGAGAACCTCAACTACAGCGCCCGCGGCCTGGCTGCGACCTGGCCGAGCCGGTACCTCGGCGCCGACAGCCAGCCCAACGCCCTGGCTCAGCGCCTGGCGCGCAACCCCCGAGCCATCGCCAACAACGCCTACGCCTCGCGCAACGGCAATGGCGACGAGGCATCGGGCGACGGCTGGCGGTACCGCGGGCGCGGCCTGTTACAGATCACCGGCCGGTCGAACTACCGCGCCGCCGGCGCCGGGCTGGGCCAGCCGCTGGAGCAGGAACCAGAGCTGCTCGAGCAGCCGGAGTTCGCTGCGCTGTCGGCGGCCTGGTGGTGGGCCAGTCACGGCTTGAACGACCTGGCCGACCGCGGCGAGTTCGCCGCCATCACTCGGCGCATCAACGGCGGCACGAACGGCCAGGCGGAGCGCCTGGCGCTGTGGGAGCGGGCCAAGGCGGTGCTGTCGTGATCTCGGCCCGCGTGATTTCGATCGCGCTGGCCTGCCTGGTGCTGGTCGGCCTCGGCACCGCCGGCGGTGTCTGGATCGGAGCGCGGCACTACCGGCCGCAGTTGGATGCCGCACGGTCGGATCTGGTCGCCTGCCGTGCCTCCCGGGGAGAGTTGGAGTCCGCAGTGGCGGAGCAGGTCCGGCAGGTTGCCGCGCTCCGCCTGGCCGGCGAGCAGCGCGCCCGGGATGCCGCGCAAGCTGTGGATCGGGGACGACAGCAGGCCGCCGAGCAGTATGCCGGAGCCCAGCGCCTGCTACGTGAACGAACCGCCGGCGAGCAGTGTGCGGCCGCCGAGGCGGTCATTGATCAGGAGTTGGGTCTATGAGGATAGTGCTGATGCTGGTGGTGTTCGCGCTGGCGGGATGCGCCGGCCGGCAGGAAGCCGAGCCGCGCACGGTGCGCGTAGAGGTGCCGGTGGCGGTGCCGTGCCGAGTGCCGGCGGTAGAAGTGCCGGCCTGGGCAGCGGCTGGGCTGAAGAAGAGCGACGACCTACAGACCAAGGTCCGTGCGCTGCTGGCCGAGCGGCGGCAGCGGATTGGTTACGAGGCGCAACTCCTGGCTGCGAACCAGGCCTGTCAGAATTAGGAGTAGACTACGGCCTTTTCCTACGGAGCAGGGCGATGCTGGTGATTCGATTCAAGGGCTGGTCGGTGAAACTCGACCACCAGGTGGGTGGAGCAGGGAAGTTCGGCATCTGGTCATTCCACGGCTCGGAGAGCAGCTACGTCCCAGACATGCAGACGATTCTCCGGCATGCAGCGATCCGGCCGGCGGAGCCGAAGGAAAGCGGCGAAGTCGAGGTATTCATCTGCGACGCGCGCATGCCGCAGAATGAGTGGCGTGCCATAGGGACGGGCGTTGCTGCCTATGAGGCGGAGCGTTGAGTCTAACTCCGTCTGGGCGTGGATGTTGAGAGCTAGCTGTTTTGCTAGTGGTTGCGGTGTTGTTGGCTACCGAAACTGCGCGCTCGAAGCACGGAAGGAACGCCATGGATATCGAACGGACGCATATTCACAGCCAGCACGGCATCAACTTCAGCTTGGCGATCATTCGCCTCGCATGGGCGGAGCGCAGCCGGCTGCTTCACATGAAGTACTGTCCGTCAGTGAAAGCCAGTCACGCGACTGCTGATCTTGCGGTTGAGGTTTTCGACCGGATGCAGGCAAAGGACCGACCTTGCATACTGAGGGTTTTTGTCTCGCTGCCCCTGACCCGAGCTCAGGCTGACTCTCTGAACCAGCAGCGTGTCACCGTTGCTGGCATGGTCGGTATGCTTGCGGGTGTAGCCGGTAAACGCATCAACACTTTTGTTGGAGTTGGCAGCGGCCTTGCAGTTCGTTGGGCGACCCAAGAGAGTCTGCCGACTTACCACTCCGGTGATGTCGTAATCAGCGTTGAAGGGGAGGTGTCCGGCGGGATCGGGCCTCAGCATTCGGTCAAGTCGGAGATCGTCCAGAGCGCGGGAGAGCCCGCATGAATGATGTCATCCAGTTCGCCATCTGGACTGTAGTCATTGTTGCGGTCGGTCACCTAGTGCGCAACAGGGAGGTCCGTAAGTGGCTTGGGATCGCTGTGTTTGTTGCGGCTTGGGTGCTTATTCTTCGATTCTCCTCGGTCAAGTTGGCAGGCTTTGGTCTTGATATCTTGGGGATTTGCCTTGGCATCCTCGGGGTTGACCTTTTCGTTCGTAGAGACCGCTTCTCGAAAGCTGACGAGTAAGAGTTGTTGGCTAATAAGAAAAATATGTTTGTTCGAGTGCTAACGTAAATTGAGTTTGTTGAGCAGCTTCGTGCGCTTAGTACGGTGCTGTTGGCTAGGTGAATGTCAAGTTTCTATAAGTTTGAGAGATAAATTCTGTGGAAATAGACCTGACTCCTGAGGTAAGAAAAGCACTGCACTCAGTTTACGAAGAGGTTATGTGGCTAGCTGGCCGGCCGAATGTGACACCAAGTCGGGCGAGAGCTTGGTATACCCATGTCATGGCAGAGAGCTTAAAGCGTCACATTCGGAGGTTTACGGGAATGGTGTCGCATAAAGCTGTCGTGGATAGTGGAGCGGACTTACGCTTGGAGCATTATATGCGGATCCAGACCACGCTGACGCAACTAGTTGACCTTCATCGAAGTCGGAAAGTGTACGATGTGGACGGGTTTGTACGTACACTAATAGATTGCGAGTCTGTTCATATTGTAACGAAGGATGAGAACTATGCGGCTATGCGTGCAAAAGGGTGCTACGAGACGGCTAAGATTCAGCTTGTAGCATGGGGTGAGATTCACAAGCAACGCCGGGATGAACTTTGGCGATTGATGTTGCGAAATAAAGTTTCAAACTACAATAGCTTTCGAGACTGACGGGAGTGCTCTGCCGAGAAATACTTGTTTAAAGCGAGGTTGTTCTTTTCTCCAAACGCCTTGGTCGGCTCGCCGACTAGCTTGGCCCGCATCGACAGCGCGTCGACGAACTCGTGAAGACCCGTGTACTGCGAAAGCCTGCCGCACATCGCACCGCTCCAGACGAAGTGAGTGTTCGGTAAGGGTAGTTCAGGCCCACCGCCACGGCCGGAAGTCACCGGGTATCTGCTCGACAAGCAGCAGCGTGCCGCCGGCGTCGAGCTCGATCACCAGGCCGCGTACGACGCCCGCGCGCTCGAGCGCCTGGCCCAGGCGGAGGTATGTTATCCCGTCGAGCGGATCCCGGCTGATGTAGCCCAGGCGCTGTCGTGCGGGTGCGGGCCCGTGGTAGATCCCCTCGCTGTTCACCGTCCCGACAGCACGGCCGCCGTCGAGCACGTCGTAGCAGCAGTCCGCGCAGTAGTGCGTCTCGCGCGTGATGCCGTGCTCGATCGCCCAGGAGTACATGCCGAGGGCGTCGGTGACCATGTCGTGGCGGTCCTGCAGGCCCACGATTCCGCACTGGTATAGCTCGTTAGCCTCGGCCACCAGATACAGGTACTGCTCATCCGCGGCGTACAGCCAGGCGGCATGCTGCCGTATCGCGGCGAGCCATTGGGTGACGCGCTGGTGGTGGCAGATGCGGGGGTCGGAGTAGGACATAGGAAATCTCCGGCGGGCGAGTTGGCCGGAAATTATGCTGTATGAATATCCAGTGTTCGAGGGCAGACGACGAGCGGAGAGTGGCGCATGGGAATGCCATGGAAGGGGCTGAAATCATTTCCGCATCTATGCTCTCCCTCCAACTAATCAGCGGCCTCCAGAGACACGAATACGGCTATGATGCGGAAATTATCCACCGTTAACCATCTGAAATTGTTGGGTTTTACTTCGGATTGCAAATCCGTGAACGCCGGTTCGATTCCGACCTCAGCCTCCAACAGGAAAGCCCCGTAGCTCAGTGAGTTACGGGGCTTTTTTCTTTCCTGTCCGGTATTGCTGAAGCAAGTTCCTTGGGGTGTCCCCATAACGCTTTCATACTTTTACGGCCTCGCAACCGCCTCCCTCTCCCGATAAGCCGCTCCGTAATTACTACTTTCCCGGAGTGTCCGAGGAGTACCCCAGCACCTGTCACGTTTTCGGCCGTTGCCTGCAATTCGGCCCCGTGCGCGGCTTTTATCTGGACGCAAGATCCGGTCTGGGTCGGCCATCGGCTGGTCGTCATCGAACATGACCAGCCGAGCCGGTCTGTCCCGCCGCCTGCCTTCCGGGCCTTTATCGATCAACCGTTGTGGCGACCGCGAGCGGAAGGCGCTTGGCGGAGGGCCCGTTTCATCTTGCCTTGCGTTTCAAGGAAACCGGCAGGCCCCAGGTCAGGTCTTCCATGCCTGCTTCGCCGAGTATCTCGGTTTTCATCGGCTGGATCCGCGCGAGCACCTGGCGGCCCGTTTCATCAAGCCTTGGCTGCTCGCGATCGATGAACCTTTTCGTCAGCTCCATGGGCGCTGGCCTCATGAAGACCTGGAGATCCTGCAAGGCGCACTTGATGTTTTGCGTGTCCACGGCCTTGCAGGTCTTCCTGTCATAGCTCACGGCCGGGGTCTTCAAGTGGAACCGATCGCTGAGCAGGATCTGCCCAGGCTGAATGGTGAAGGACAGCGGGGCATAGGCGTCGGGTATCTGCGCTTGCAGCTTGATGGAGGGGACATCCTCGATCTTCGTGCCTTCGGCCCAACCGGCATCCGAGACCATTTCCCGCTGGCTGTATTGCTGCTCGGTCCAGCCCACGCATTGGCCGGAGGCCATGTGCACGGCGCTGCAGACATTCTGTGTGTAGGTTTTGTCTGCATAGGAGGCGTCGCGCCAGTAGTTCTCCTTCACGAACCGGCGATACAGCACGGCGGACAGGTTCACCGAACCAAGTGGGCTGGCAGCCGGCTGCCCCTTTGGCGCCTTGATCTGGGCAAGGGTGCTGTCGATCTTGTAGTCGATCCCTCCGGACAGCAGGTAGGTTCCCGGCGGGACGATGTTGACCTCGAGGAAGTCCCACAGATAGACGGCTTCCTTGATCTTCTCCAGGTCGTTGTTGGCAAAGGCCTGCATGTAGGCGATCCCGGGCACGTCCTTGTTCTTGAATATGACCCGATGCGAGTAGCTGGAGAGGTCCGTCACGCTCTTGTTGGGCATGAGCGCCGGTACCAGTACCACGGACATGCCTTCGCGGGTAGCCTCATCGATCATGTTCAGGAGCTGGTTGGTGGGGTTCTGCTGGGAGCCGCCGAGTCCGGCGTTGCCTAGGGAGGCGCAGGCTGACAACAGGCTTGCCGGGAGCAGGATCGCGAAGGGGCTCAGACGCCGAGCGATGGTTTTCAT